AGTACGGCAATGTAGGAATGGAAGTCGCCACCGGACCCCAGCACCTTACACGAATCTGGCGTGCGGGTAACTACGCAGTACAGGTCCACTCGAAGGACACTTTCTATCCCGTACACCATGAAGAGATCCCGTACGGGTCGGACAACTTCAGCGAACTCATCGAAAAGGGACGGCAGAAGGACGCATTCGCCGTTCATCTATGGGGGCATAGGTCACAGGAAGGGCAGCTATGGATGTGACTTTCGTAGTGCCAACACACCCCGCGCGTTTATCAAATGGAATGACCAAGCGAGCGACTGGTTCGATCCTAATGCAGAGCTATCCGCCTGCGGGTATAATCATTGAAGTCGACAAGCATCGTGAAGGTGCAGCGGTTACACGTAACCGAGGGCTTCAGAAGGTAAGTACGCCGTGGACAGCATTCTTAGATAGCGATGATCAACTCAAGAAACAGCACCTGGAAATTCTGGTACGCGCTGCTCAGGAGACTGGAGCGGATTACCTCTTCACCTGGTACGACCCAATCGGATTTCGATACGACCCTCTTCCTCATTTCGGAAAGGTCTTCGATCCCGAGAATCCAACCCAGACCACCATCACAACGCTAGTCCGGACTGAATTGGCTCAAGAGGTCGGTTTCCGGGACGTAGAACCTGGTAAACTGGTGGATGGACAACGCTATGGCGAGGATTACCAGTTCACTGTAGAATGCATTGCCAAGGGCGCTGAAATTGTCCATGTTCCGCAGCGAACCTGGCTCTGGAATGCGCACGGCCTCAATACTTCGGGACTACCCACACAAGGTGATGCACGATGAACTACGGTGAATTAAAGGCAGTAGAGCTTAAGGTTCTCTGCGAAGAGCGTGGGTTGAAGGTCCATCGGGCCAAGGCCGACATGATCAAAGAGCTGAAGGAGTACGACACAGCTCAGGACATCAAGGACTACTATGGGGATGAGGCCGCACCCGTCCCAGACGGCGTCCTAACGGACGTTGAGGCCGACACAGAGCCCGAGCCCCAGCCTGAGCCTGAGACGTCCGCAGAACGCCCTGTAGAGCCTCTGGTGCGCGCACCAGGTGCCGAGTGGGTAGAGGATGGCGTCTTTCTCAAGGAGTTCGACCGTGGCTACACCCTGGAGACTTGGGAGCATGAAACCAATCTCCGTCAGGTAGTGGGTTGTGCTCTGGCAATGCAACTGGAACCTTACGGTCCTCCTTATCGTGTCCACAGCCGCACTAACGCCTTCAAGTGGGTCTATGGAGTCAACGTTCGATAGGAGAGACCATGCCAACTCAGCAAATCGTGTCCACCGTTTACGAGATCACAAGTTCGGGCCCCAGTGACGATAGCCAGAATCTCTACATCAAGGTAGAGATCGCTAAGGGATCCGCAGCTCTTTCCGGAGCTACCGAAGCTCAGATCCTGGGGTTCGTAAGGAATTACTTACAGTCCCTTTCGCCCAATCCGATTAACGTCGGACGAGTGCAGGTCATCCGAGTCGAGGGTCTGTAAGATGAAGTCCTCCTGTTACACTGCAAGTTACCGGCAGTTAACGGGAGGATTTTTGTCATGGCAGACGCCTATGTAAAAACCTTCGAGGTAGACGAGACCTTCGTACTCGAAGATACCCTTTCGATGGTAGACATCGCAGCGTTCCAGCTCGATGGAGATGCTCCGGAGGACATGTACCTCTGGAGTAATGCTTTCACTCCAGCTTCGGGAAACACCTCAGATCTGTATGCTTGGGTAGCCCCAATGCCTTTGGATACTGAGGGAAACTACATCGATAACTTCTACAACAACACTGGGGTACTGTGGGCAATACTCACGTATTCCACCCTAGGTCATCCCACTAATGTTCGACTTCACGGAACAGTGAAGTGCATGTATTTGCCTGTAGTAGAGAGCACTCCATAGGACTACACAAAAGGGCCCCTCATTTGAGGGGCCCTTTACTCATGCAATACGCTCTGCGGTATAGCCTCGACAGATCAAACTGTTAGACGCACTGGCTGCACTCCAAGTAAATGTGATCACTAAGTCCTTAGAGGCAGTCGTATCGATAGAAGTCGTGCTGTTACCGTCCATACGAGTTACCGCCACGACAGGGTTAGCACCCGCTACAGACACACCTTCCTGAACAGTTAAGTTTCCGTGCCAGGTACCAGCACCACCCGTAGTAAGACACACAAAGAGTGCTTCAACCTTCCACACCTTGTTGGTAACTCCGGACGATGCTGTAGCAGGAACGGTAGCGTTACCTGTACCCGCCACACCTCCCGCCTTATTCTTCCAAGTCAAAGTAGGTGTACCCGTTACACTTGCAGTGCCCCATGCAGTCAACTTATACGTAGCTCCAACCACCATGTCGTTAGCGGGAACCGTATAGGTAGCAATTACACTTTCGGACGTGGTGTTACTTACTGTAGTAGTACCCGACAAGTCTGCGTTCTTTTCCGCAGAGTTCGCTGTGAAGGTTAGGTTACCTCCGACATTGACGTCACCACCTGCCGTCAAGGTGCCATTGGCAGTGAAGTTGTCATCAGTCTTGAGGTTGTCCGCAGCCGAACGATAGAAGTTCGTATCCGGAGCACCAGTACCATTTCCGAAGATAATCTGGCCGTCCGCACGGAAACGGATACGGTCTGCACCATCGCCCGCTGTACGGACAATGACCGCAGCCGAGCCCGTAGAGGCCGGAGCCACGTTCACCGCAGTTGTGTAGGTGTTAGCCGTAGCGAGCTGATCCCAGGACGCCGAGATAGGCACCGAACCGTTAGAGACCCAGCAGGTACCGTCGTTCGTCTGCCGTACATTCAACCCCTCCCAGTAGGGGCTGATTGCATTTCGAGCAGTAGCATTGGCCACGACACGGAAATTGAGGTTCGTGTCGATCTTGTCGAAGTTGTTATCCAGGTCCGTTGTGACGTTAACGTTCTCTCCACCGGCTGGCTTGTAGAGAGACACCCTTGTGGTGTTCGAACTCATTATGGCCTCCTCAGCCAGTAGTTATCACTTTGTGTAGGTGATAGTCAAACGTGGACGATTAGTGGAATCCGAATATCCGGCAAAGAAGCCATAGTACTCATGGCTTGTACTGATACCTGGTCCGAGGCAAATACCTCGGGCTGCACCATCACGTAGATCGTCGCCAATAGTCGTCTCCAGATTCACAGCCCAGGTAGCGAGCTTTGGCCATCCACTGAATACACCACGGTTGTCATTCAGTCCCGGACAAATAGACGGAGCCGAAGAGACACCACTGTTGTGGGTACCGACTACGGCTGTACCTCCGGAGTTGTTATACCAGTGGTTGTTCTTGAGCGTGAGTTCTACCTTGGTGATAGTAGCTCCAGCCAAGTCATTTCGGATAGTGGCAGAATCGAATCCGATAAGGCTCCTCTGGTTTCCATTACCACTGTCGTACTGACCCTGGTAAAGGTTTCCATTAGAGTTGGTACGACTGTTGCTGCCGTTGTAACTACCTGTCCAAGTAGCCGTATAGGTCTTAGTGTAGGTCTGAACAGGAGTACCTCCTCCATCAGCACCTCCACCATCGGTGGCAGGGTTGAAGGTATCGAAATCAATCGCCAGTCCAATGTCCTTGAGCCACACCTGACCATAGGTTGTGCCCTGATACTGGATACCCGCGATATTAGCTACGACATAGAAACCTAAATGCAAGTCAGTTCCGGCCGGACTGGTGTTCTGGTACACCTGAATACCCGACCATGCAGAGTCGGTAGCGGACGTCGTTTGAATACGACCTCCGAACTGGTCCAGAAGAAACGAACCGTCATTGTCCACGTTTGTAGCCTTGCGATCCCACGCGTAGTAGCAGTTCATTCCTACGTAGGAAGGGAACAAACTTCCCACGTCGGCACGGAAACGATAACCAATTTCATACTGTCGAGTCGGATCGAAGTCGCGAATAACTAGACGGTTCCATACCGCACCACCCGGAGTGTCGGACGCAGTGGTAGCACTAGCACTGTTGCTAGGCGCCTTGGTAATAGCCAGGATGCCTCGGGGTAAAGCATTGATGCGGGCAACGATATCGTCTCCCGCGACATACAGAGCCTGCCCCGCGAATACCTGCTGGAAAGTACCGTTACCCATATCATCGATCTGGGATACGACGTTTCCCGAAGAGTCACGGAAACCGATGAACTCGCCGGAAGAAGACGGGCTGGAGGACAGGTTAGAGACCAGATCTCCATTCTCGTCGAAAGTCTGAAGACCCTCGGAACTGAGTTCTAATCGCTGTCCGTCCGTGGCAGTCTTGATAGACGAAGCCAAGATGATGTCGGCATTCAGCTCACCCGCGAGGAGCTTGCTGACCGTCAAGTTGGAGATATGGGCATCGTCGATCAGCTCCGCAGTTACCTGCGCAGCTTCCGATGCGTTGGACCTATTTCCTCCTGTGTCAACCGCTACGACCTTGACATAGATGTCAGCGATTTCGGGCACAGTGAATGTACCGACGGCGGGCACCTGAGCCTGCATCATTCCCTTGTTGGCTCGAAGGTGTCCGGCGAGACTTGCTTCTGTTGGGAAGAAGTTGTTGTCGGCGCTGTAGTGGACCTCAAGATAGGCTAGGTCGTTTTCCAAGTTGAAGGTACCGCCAGAGGCCATACCCAACTCGTGAACCACCTGAATAGACACAGGGTTACCTGCTACGGCTGGAGCCGCTGGAGAAGAAGGTGGAATGTTGTCCTCAGACGTGGTCCAAATAGTCTGAGTAGAGAAAGCTCCCTGATTGCCACCACGGTCCACTGCCCGGATCTTGGATTCGAATGCAGTTCCTACCGGGAGTTCCAAGATGAGAGTAGTACTCTCACCCCAGCCGATAATGATGGTCTGCCATGGGGTTTCGTCCGGGTCTACCGGCTGATCCCAGGTATTCATCTGGTCCCAGGTAAGTGTGCTGGCCGCAGACCAGGTCTGAGAATACTGCGACCCGGAGTTCAGTCGGTACTGAAGTTCGTAGTGATCGCCATCTGTGATGGCGGAACCGTCAGTGTTGAGCGGCTGGTTCCATACGAGCTTTTGACGCGCCTTCGGGTTACCGAGGCTGTCCACATAGTTCGTAGTCTGGAACGAGGCTGTGACCCACGTTGGAGCCGCAGGAATGGTGAAGTTGGGTGGAGTCACCGCTCCCGTACGATCCGATGCCGCGTTACTGGTAGACGTAAGGTCGCGTGCGAAATCACCGATGGTTACGTTGGTAGTCTGCTCTTCCTCGAAATGGACGTAGTCAGAGATATCTGTCCAGACACCATTCTTGTCCCGATGAGCTACGGTGTACCTTTCGGTAACTGGGAACTCATTCTCAGTAACACGAAGCTTCATCGGGTTGATACGGATACCACGAACATAGACTTCGTTGTTGGTGTCAACCAGACCGGCATCCGGGTCGTACACCCAGATGTAATCACCAATGTCGAACGAGCCGTAGATGTCGTAGTCCTGAGTAGAAATGGTCAGGGTACGGTGAGGGTATAGAACTTCCTGGAGAGCCAGAGCAGCACGGGTTGCGGCATTGGTCTCCAAGGTGTCAGACTCACTGACCAGCTTGGTAAGAGCCAGAGAGTTACCGAACAAGTCCTTGTAGATGTTGACGCCAGGCGCCACGGTAGAGATGTCCGCAGAACCTGTAGCCAGATCTTCTCCATCTGCTTCAGCCAGCATTACGACACGGGTAGCGAAATCTTCCATGTCGATATCCATATCCACGGTGCTAGGTAACGCACGCATGAACATGTCCTCTCCCTGAGTAGAACCCTTACGCATGACAATGCAAGTAGGGTTGGTCACGAAGAGGTTGGATTCGGGTCCAGCATCCAGAGAGGCGTTGTTGTTCACCTTGTAACCCACGGGAATGCTTGTAGTGGACAAGGTGTCGCAGACATACTTGATAGCGTCACGAGGAGTCTGGTAAACGTGACGTCCGGTATAGCCACCGGTCACAGAATAGATAGTCCCGTTGGAGACCGTAGAAGGTCGTAAAGCGTTGATAACCGTAGTGAATCCGGTATTGGAGAACTCGACGGGAGTCTCGATAACAGCACCCTTGCCGTCATCATCGCCCAACCAGAACTCCATACCGACACCGGAGATTCGGATGTCGTCTTCGATCAGGTTAGTACGTCCGTCATCTGCAACCTTCTTACGACGCACCACACCTACATAACGGGCCGAGGTAAGACAGTTGTCTCCATACTGTCGTACATCCATACGCCCAGGGATGATCGCGATATGATCGAAGTGATCGATAGCATCGAGAACTTCGCGAGGGACATTACCCAGAAGCTCAATCTCGAAAGAGCCTAATGCTTCAAGTACTTGCTGAACAGACACGTTATCGCCTCACTGCATAGGTAAGTTCAGGCATGGATGCGATGTACTGGTCACGAAGATCTGTGACCGCATCTCCTATCTGAGGTGAGGCCGCATTGATGACTACGCCAATCCAGAAATCGAAAACAACAGTGGACGCCCTGGAAATACCACCGTTGGTGTTGTCTACGGTGAAGGTACGTGCAGAACCACAGGCAGGCCTGTGTGTGCCTGCGGTAGCCACCTGGTACCCCGTACCCGAGGTGGAAGCTGTGGTGTTGTTAGGTGCCACTTTGAGCGTCGTAGAGACACTGGTCTGCATATAGCCCTCGATGATGCGTGACCCACGCTTCAGTTTGAGATCGACCGATGTACGGCCACCACCGGATACGGTAGAGGTCAGTCGAAGAATGCACTCCTCAAAATCATTACGGATGATGTTTACTGTGTCGAAGGCTGCTAGGTTGGCACCGTTACGCTGAAGCTTCCACAAGTTATTCTGCCAGGTTGAACCATCGTAATACTGCACATTGACAACTCCCGCAGAAGTAGAGGGAGTTACGTTGATGAGCCCATTGCTAAGACTCCAACCACTGGCAGAGATCTGGCGATTGACACCCTCGACCTCATTCTCAGTTGCTACTTCCAGAGTGTCAGTGATACGTACACGACCACCGTAATAGTCTGGCACGTCGCAACCCCACTTGGGGTGAACTCCAGAAGGCACGCCTAAGTACACCTTGATACTTCCATCCGCACTGGTACGAGTTACCGAACCAGAAGGAATGGATGTGCCGGTGTGGTAGGCATAATGATTGATAGCGGGTGCGTGCCAACGCGTGCCCGTAAGAGCAAAGTCGTTCTGGCGTACGGCCCCAGTTAAGCGGGACTGAATATCGACCTCAGAGTCAGATCCAGAACGAACTAGATCAATCTGCCAGTCGGCCAATACGACTTCACTCTGATAGTCCGTCAGATCAGAAGACGCCGATCCAATGGAGTAGTAACCGTTTCGCTCGACCTTGTCCCGGAACTGGACAGGCACTAGCTTACCCTCCTGCATGCCAACTACTTGGCCATGCAGGAAGGTAACTAGAGCGGCCGGTGTGGTGGGAGGACTAGATTCCTGACCTGTCACACTCAACTTACCGTCCGTGGTTTCGGTTGCCTTCTCCATTTCGACCACGTAGAAACGGCCGATGCGAATTTCACCGTATCCGGATGCAGAATGCGGCATGTGAGCCTCCTCCCTTACCTATGAGCCTTATCGTCCTGGCGGATTGCTTCCTTGACGTCCTTCGCAATGGTCTTAGCAAAGGTCTTGCGATCCTTTGCAGTCTCCAGAGAGAACGTACCGTTCACATTGATATTCTCAATGGTTACGTAGGTTACATTAGGTCCACCAGCAATTGTACCAGTTCCGAGATTTGGAGCGCTAGTTGCTGGAACAGAGACCATGGAATCCATAGCCTTAGCGACTTCTGGAGTACGGGTCACAAGCTGATTCCTGAGACCGTCTACAGTGAAGTCCGCTACCTGCATCATGACGCGCGACGGCGACTTGATACCAAGAGCCTGCTTGATAGCCTTCTCCATGGCTACAGCAATGGCGAGCATCTGGTCTTCAATAGCCTTCTGCTGAGACTTCAGACCCTCTACGATACCCTGAGCGGCGGAAATTCCAGCCTGGTACATTCCATTGGCGGCGGCAGTTCCGGCAGCGTCTGCGGTAGAAACAAGCTTAGCCTGAAGTGCATTCATCTGCTGAATCTGCTCTGGAGTCATCTGGAGAATAGTCTGAGCAGTAGCTAGACCTCCACCAGAGATGCCCGCTTCAGCAACCTGACCAATTACATCAGCGCCGACGCCCTTAGCCTTGAGCTGTACCAACATGTCTCGGAACTTGTCGGCAGTGGCACTGTCCTTAGTGAGCTGGTCAAGCAGTACCTGTGGGCTAGTGCCATAGGTACCGATCTTTGTGACCTTGCCGTAGTCCGTGATATTGCTAGCCACGGAATCGTGCAACTGGGTGAACTTGCCCTTGAGGTCGTCCAGAGCATCTGTAGCACTGGCCAACTTGGAGTTCACCAGGTCCAGGTTCTGCTGAAGAGGTGTAAGAGCCTTGGTCACAGTGCTGAGACGAGCCAGCATTGTGGTTTCAGCGTCACCCTTGAAGGCAGCCTTGATCATAGCCTGGAGGTCATACAGGTTGGTCTTGAGAGTAGACCAAGAATCCTGAGCCTTCAGAGCAGTCTGGATCTCATCCTTGATGTTGGCACCGGCACTGTTGGCGTCGATAGAAGCCTGGGACAGAGTCACAAATCCCTTGAGTGCACTGATTCCCGCTGCATCCTGAATACCGCCAGTACCGACCTTGCCTACGTTAGGCAGAGTAAATCCACCAGCAGCGAAGCCCGGAATGTTTCCAGAGTTCAGAGCGCTCAGGTAACCTGTACCCAACTTCTTTACCGCAGCAGAACGGATGACAAACTCTCCGTGAGAAAGCCATGCGGGGATGCTGTCAGATGTTCCAGAACCGACACCACGGATCAGACCACCGAATGCCTTCTTGGTGGCATTAGGGCCGACGTAACCGTAGTGGCTTCCGAACATGGCGTTGTTCCAGCCACGCGCGGACGCGCCACCGTGAACACCAGCTCCACCAGAAGACTCGACGTTCTCCTTACCGATGGTTCCAGCGGTGTGACCTACACCTGCGTTAGTGATACCAATCTTGAATGGTGCACTGGCGTTGAGCTTCCAACCAGAAGGAGCGGTAGCTCCACTGAATGAACCGGTGGCCCAACGACGGTGTGGCTTCTCTCCACGGATAACGGACTCAATAGCGGACATAAACCCGCTGCAATCCCAGCTAGGATTACCATTTCCGCCCCACTGATAAGGCTTTCCATACTGAGTCTTGGCCCAGCGCAGACCAGCAGAAGCAGATCCGGCGCCACCGAAGTTCTCCTTAACGAACTTCTCAACGTTGGACTGGATATGCGCTACTCCAGCACGCTGTACAGCCTTCATGGCAGAGCCACCACTACCACTGTCGATAAGTGGCAGGACGTAGTTGTCCATGATGTAGTTGGTCATCTTCTTGGCTCCGGCGTCTCCACCGTCACCGAGAATGCTATTCAGAGCGTCCGCAGAAGGAACAGCTCCACCTGTGGCAAAACCAGGAGCCATACGGATGTTGACCAGACCGCCACTGGCGAATCCTGGCTTGAAGCCTCCACCGTCGTGTGGTAGAGCACCCTGGTTGATGCTGTTGAGGAAGCCCACACCAAACTTGTCCACGGCCTTGGCCTGGATTACGTATTCACCATGACTCAGACGCGCAGGGATACTGTCAGAAGTCTTGGTTCCGGGCCCGTAGATAGGTCCACCGGATGCGAATCCGGCGACGCTGATTCCACCGATGCTCTTTCCGCCACCGAGCTTGCTCATGATGGCGTTCATAGAGCCGACAATTCCACTGTTGATAACAGTGTGAACCAGGTAACTTACCGGTGGCCTGAACTTGGCACCTAAACCACCCCATGCAGAACCCATACCGTCACGGGCTGCCCCGATCTTGGATACGGTCTGCTTCTGGAAACTGCTAGTGGCAGAGTTCAGGTTGCTGTAAGTGGACTGGGTCTTGGATACCATTCCGGACTTCCAAGAATTCCAGATGCTCTGAGCAGAGGAACTGGTCTTGGACGTGCTGGAAGAGTGACTCTTCTGGAAGCTGGAAGTCTGGCCCTGAAGAGACTTGTAGGCAGACGAAGTACGATTCGTCATGCCAGCCTTCCAAGAGTTCCAGACATTCTGGCTCTGGTTGCTGGCACCAGTGAGTGCACTTACCTGTGCCTTGCTAAAGTTATTGGTAGTGGCACCGACAGCGGCATAGGTAGAGTTGGACTTCAGAGCAAACTGAGTACCGAACGCCTGAGTCTTGGTCTGCATCTGGTTGTAGGTCTGGGTAAGAGCTGTACTCAGAGCCTTGAAGTTGGCTACCGCAGAAGCCACAGGCTTGCCTGTGCCGTCCTTGACGGTGAAAGTACCGGTAGTTACCCCAGCCTTGACTCCGGACGCGCCAGAGACGCCTCCAGAGACGCTGGCGCCGGTTACAGCGCCACCGGCCGCAAACTTAGGGAACATGCCACGGTTGATCATGTTGAAGAAGCCGAGACCGTACTTCTTCACGGCCGCCGCGCGCATGACGAATTCACCGTCGGACAGCATGGCGTGAATGGCATCAGCGGTAGGTCCACCAGGACCAGATACTCCACCGCCACCCAAGTACGCCTGAACCATTCCACCGCTAGCACGATGGATGATGCCGCCATAACGGGCACCCTTGTGCGGACCCTGAGAGTAATACTTGTCCGGGTCCACGCCAGTCTTGACACCGTTGATCTTCACGGTAATCTTAACGGTCTTACCGTGCATAGCGTCAATCAACTGCTGAGCGTTGGCTACACCTCGGGATACAAGATCCTTGACGAGAATGACCGTAGCCTTCTTTTGCTTAAGGCCGTCTACCTTTCGCTGGGCAGCAGCAATCGCAGCATCGAGCTTGGTCTTATCCGCACCGACAGCTACCTTACGCTTCTGCCTGAGAGCATCTACCTTCGCCTGAGCATTCCTGATGTCCTGGTCGAATACGGTAGTAGTGGCATCAAGAGCAACTGCACGCTTCTGCTTGAGAGCATCGATTTCAGCCTGAGCAGCCTTGATTTCTGCATCAAGACGCGTCTTGTCCGCACCAACAGCGGTCTTTCGCTGCTGCTTGAGACCGTCAATCTTGATCTTGGCGTCATGCAGCTTCTGAGTGATGTCCGTCATGTCGCCCTTGAAGGCAACAGTCTTGTCCGGCATCCTCAGCCACTGGTCGGCTAATGCCTCAGCCTGAACACGGGTCTGTCCCGCAGCTTCAGCCAGCTTGATAAATTGTTCACGACCACGCTCATAAATGACGTTGGCCTTGCTGTAAGAACCAGTCTCCTGGAGCTTGGACAGCGCATAGGCAGAAGTGGACTGAGCAAGCTGCATCAAAGCAGTCCTGTTTTCACGACCCTTGGCCGTGTTGACAGATAGACCCTGGGAGTTATCCCCAATGGCCTTCATGTTGGCCTTGATAGTGGCGGTCGCATCGTCAATAGAAGCTTCCATTGCGATCTGGTCGCCCGCAGCCTGACGATGTGCATCATTCAGAGCTTCAATGGACTGCTTCAGACCGTCCGCAGCCTGACGCTGAAGATTCAGGTCATTCTGCACGCGAACAGCAGCGTCACCATAGGCGCCCATAGTCACGGCAGCCAACTTCTGCGCTGCTGCCGCATCCTTAACGTACTTGGTGTATCCCGGAACACTCTTCTTCAGAGCCTCCAGCGAGGTAGCACCCGAAGCCATCTTCTTGAAAACAGCCGCAGCCGCGTCAGCATGGCCATTCTTGGCCAGGTCAACGAGAGCCTCGTCGGCAGTCTTCATAGTGTCCTGGGACTTCTGCCAGCTATCACCATTGATGTGAATAGCCTCACCGACACGCTTGAACCCGTGGACGATCCTGTCCCAAGCGTTAGGGTCACCAACCTGCTTGGCGGCGTCACGGATCTTGTCCATGTCGTCACCGAATACGCGGGCAGATTCTCCTGTCACCTTTCCGGTACGTGAGAAGTCAACCAGAGACTTAGACAGCTTATCCATGTTGGCGTGAATTCGACCGTCGCCAAAGATACCCTCGAAGCTGGCACCCAGGGTCTGGAAGGCAAGAGTAAGTCCAGCCAGCAACGCAGTACTACGGACGAGAATACCTACAGAGGTAGCTACTCGGCTAATTCCCGTAGCGGTCATACCCATAGCGGCGAGACGCTCACCGAGCAGACCCACCATACGAACGTTGCCAGTTGCGGTCAGGGCAACAATGGACAGGCGCAGAGCCACCATAGCCATCGCAAGGCCCTTGACCAAGCCGGTAATAGCAAGAGCGGCCTTGAAAAGCACGAACTTGATAATCAAGGCGTCCAGCAGAACTGGTGGCAGAGCGTTAATGAACTGAGCCGCAGCATCAGCTACCTTGACGAAGATAGCAGTAACAGGCGCCAGAGAGTTGAGGATCTTCATCAGAGCCTCAGCAATGTGTGCGAAGGCATCTGCAATCTGTGGACCACTGGCCTTGACACGGTCTACGAACTTCTGGAACTCAGGGTTGTTCGCAATACGACGGAAGAAGTTGACAATAGTGTCTCCGGCCTTGCTGATGGAGGCCTGGAGGGTACCGTTATAGAACGCGGTGTTCATCTTGTCGGTCATCTTCTGAGCCCAGCCACCGAATGACGTAGTCATACGGGTGAGCAGAGGAGCTGCCGCGATGGACATCTTGATAAGCGCGTTGGTGAACTGACCAGGAATGGCAATCATCGGCTGCATGGCGGTACGGAGACCACCGAACATGATGTCAAGCTCACCCAAGTGGGAAGCCTTGTTCATGACATCTACGATGCCCTGAGCCATACCGTGAAGTACCTGAGCCTGCGAAGCAACACCACGGCGTAATACAGGCAGCGTGGTGCTGGTGAAGCTGTCAAGAGTCTGGTCGAAGTTCTTGAACAACTGGTCCTGCACATCAATACGGAGCTGAGAGAAGGCAGGCTGAAGACGAATAAGCTCCTGACCGAACTTGCGTGCCTCAGGAGACAACAGAGCCAGGTTGTTTTCGAGATCCTTGATGGCTGTCTTGGATCCACCGAAGACACCCGAGATTACGGATCCAACGTGCTCGAAACCGATCTTGAAGGCAGCACCAAGGCTAATGAGACTGGTAAGCATAGGTACCATGACAGCCAGAGAAGCGCCAGTGGTACGGATGGCATTGTTGGCCAGCGCGAAGGCTGGACCGATGGTTACAGCCGCAGCAGCGATGATGTGCGCCCAGCGGCCGGTAGGTCCCTCAATAGCCCTGAAGCCCTGCTCGATGCTGCCGATGGAGTTACGGAGCAACAGGAACTGGTTCTGGTCGACACGCACCGGCACAGTGATGTGTAAGCCAGCCTGGGCAGCAGCCAACGACGCCATGAGTCGAGCACGGGTCATGGCGGTGTTGAGTTCACCTGTGAAATTGATTTGTGGCCTGATACGAGCCGCCGCAGCGCCAACTGCCGCCCTCAACTGAAGTTGGTTGATACGAGGGTTCAGATCAATGTCAATATCGCTTGGAACCTGTCGAGCTGCTGCACGGAGACGGGCAGCAAAAGTATCCGTATCGATATCTGCTCCGATACGGACCCTGTACTTGTCTCGAAGGCGAGCGATCTGAGAACGAATCTGATTCGCTAAAGCGTCACCGTCAATATTTGGGTTGATGTGAACGCTGTCGTTGACGTTGATCTGACGGATAGCCGCCATCATCCTCTGACGAAGCCCTCGCACGTCAATGTTTGGAGTGATAGTCGGGTGAGTGTCAGCAAGAGCCCTAGTCAGCCCGTCAGTGTCCACACGGGCGTTGATAGACACGGTACCGTTCTGACCGGCTGTAGCTTCGGCCAGGGCTCGCTGAACCTCACCTCGGAGTCCGATAGCGGAAATGCCCAGCTTGACAGTAGGCTTCTGGTCCTTAGTGGCAGCGTTAAGAGCACGCTGTACTTCCGCGCGTAACCCAGTGGAGTTGATACCGAGCTTGATCTTAGGCTTCTGCTTATCGGTAGCAGCCTTGAGAGCATCAGAAACTTCCTTACGGAGACCTGTGCTCTTGATACCGATCGCTACAGTAGGCTTCTGACCCTTAGTAGCATTCTTAAGGGCATCCTGCACCTCACGGCGCAGACCCTTGGAGTCAATCTTGAGGGGGATCTTTACATCCTGATCCCTGGCGGCCTTCTCAACGGCAGCCTTGATCTGCTCACGCAGACCCTTGTCTTCGGCGCGGATATCTACCCAGGCAGACGCAATGCGGAACCCTACTGGCATTTCCTACTCCTCCCTAGGTGGATATCCACTAGGCGGTTTCGTACTCGAACAGATCTCCGAGACCAGCATTCTGGCTGTCACGGCTAAGAGACTCTAAAACAGCCATATCGTCGCCCTTCGAGCGGGCTAGAGCCTCGCTCATCGACATAGTCTGTCCAGGTGTGAAACCACTGTCATTCGTGGTTGCGGTAGACGTATTTCCGCCTGACCCTTCAGTTTCCTGTACGTCTACGGTCAACTTTCGCCGTAGAGCGCCCTCGTACATCACTAACTGATTGGCCAGGCGGAGAAAACGTGGTCCATCCAAACGGTCATCGTCATAGATATCGTAGATACGATAGAAGACGATAAAGTCGGCTTCGATCTCGTCCATATAGCCCAGAAGCCAAAGGAATGGACTAGCCGCTTCGATTATTTTCCCGCGTTGTCCTCTGTGCGGGCGAGTGCGAGCGTAGTGACCTGGCTCAGCACGTCAGTGAGGACGTCGTCCTCCATACCGTCCCAGTTGAGGAACTCCTGATACTTTTCCTTGCCCAGCATGGACTCTAAAAGACTCAGGGCGGCAAACATCTCGTTGCCGGTACGACGAAGTTCATCCAAGAACTTCAGAGTCACATTCGGACCAGGCTTGGTGGGAACGGTGTACTCTTCGTCGTCGATAGTGAAAAGAACAGTACGGTCCGAAGTGGTTTCAGCACTCTTGTAGGCTGCGGGACCAGAATTGTCCATGGTCTCATCCTCAGGAGTGTCGATCTTATCGTCTAAGTCCTTGCGGTACGGCATTTCTTCACCCTCACGGTAAATTGGATTGACGTTATCTATTCTAGCAGGACAACAATACCCGTGACACGCACAACGGCCCCTCCAGAAGGAGAGGCCGTTGATTAGTAGGTCAGATCACGCCTGGTCGACGATCTTGAATGGCGCGGTTACCGCGTCCACGTAATGCACGGACCATGTCACACTGAACACAGTCTGGTCATCCTTTTTATAAGCGAACTCTACGTTGTCGGTAGAGAGGCACTTACGGAGGATTACGAGACGACGCTTAGAAGTAGCACCGCTGCTACCTGGAGCCCAACCCCATACCAGAAGAGCACGGTAGGTAGGCTGAGTAGCGGAGTCGGTGAAGGCTGGCTCGTAGTAACCAGAGAATCCGGCACCAGAGGCACCAAGAGATCCACCGTTTACGTCGTTCAGGCTGTAGAGAAGGTTCTGAAGGGTTGGCTCGGCGAGGTTAGTCTTTACAGACATGTCACGCTTGGTGAGACGACGGCCAGGAATGTCGACTACCTGGTCTACCTCAAGCTCCTTGTACTCCTGGTTAACGCTGATGGTTGCACCGTCAGTGGTACCACCTAAGTCAGTCCAGGCAGAAGCAGCAGGAGTAGCGTTAACAGAACCGTTAGCAGGCTCAGCGGCACCGAAGGCACCGATGAAGAGGGTAGCGGGACCCTGTACAAGGTTAACTACGTTTGCAGACATTGCGATTCACTTCCTTTCGAAGCGTTATTGGAACTGGTCCATGTTTTGGGCCAGTGGGAACTGAACAGCACCCATATCCGGGTGATCCTTGAGTGGAAAGGTCAGCTCCTCGCCCCAATAGGAAGGGAGCGGTACCACTCGGTTGCCGGGAACAAGAAATTCCATTTCGGCTTTGTTGTCGTGTACGAGAGCCTTGCCCTTGAAGGTGAGAATCTCACCAGAGACACTGCCTACGTAACAGAACAGGTTATTACTCATTCCGGTAGCTCCGCCCAAGCCATTTGGAAGCTCAACGTGTAGTGAGCCGCATTACCAGGATCGACGAACGATCCCTGTCCCGAAGGGAATCCCCACGGAATCCTTTTTGGTTCTTCGATACACCAGGCCTGAAGTACTCGAACCTGTCGGTACCCTGTCTTCGTATCGAAGTTTTCTACGCCGTTGTCTTCCTTGAGAAGATGTGCGTAGAGGTTCTCTGCTAGTTCATTAGCCTTCCACCAGGGTGGGGTCTGCTTTCCGGGATTCACTGCCCAGCAGTGGACCATAATCACAGGTGCCCTGTAGCCGTAGTAGATGCTGGAACTTCCCTTGCCGACAACGATCGGCTGAACAAACCCGGAGGCTGCCCATGTGGTGTTGTCCTGAGGAAGTTCAGGTCCGATCTGATTGACCGGAAGTCCTGGGACTGTCTTGAGCCACGCAATGGCGGCTAATTCCGCGTTAGCTGGCTTCATGGTCGACGCTCCATATACAGGCTCTCCTTCATGAAGTGGGTAGCTGTCGCACCTGGATGCTCCACGTGCTTAACGGGGTGACGCGCACCCTCCCACCAAAGGTATTGCTTGCCTGTTTCCTTAGTGTTGGGGTCGATAGGGTGAGGGTAAGTACCTTCTTCAACCCAGATGGCATAAGGAGCTGTCCTGGCGCCGATTCGAGCAACCTTGTCACTCTTGTGGTACTCCCAATCGAGATCAGCCTTCAGGTATCCGGTTCGTACCGGTACCTTCAACTCCATGACTTCGAAGACGTCCTTGGCGAGGTCTTCCATGAAGTTGTCGATCTCTTTGTCGATACGCTTGTACCAACCAGGTTCCCAGACAACGCGACTCATGACACCTCCCCAATAGAAAAGGACCCTGCCGCATAGGAAAGGACAGCATTATGCCGTCCCGGCAGGGTCCTGTTCCTTTACGGAGTAAGGGGGTATCTACGCGCACCGTTTACGGGTGTTAAAGCATGTCAACCCTACGTGTGGAATTATACGTGAGGGTAGTTATCCCACGAACATCAAGTCGATTCGTGTGTCTTGACCCAGCACGGGATTCTGAAGAGGACTGATATTAGTGATCGTCCAGGTCTGATTTAACCGCTCATCATAGATACGGTCATTAGCCCGAACGTCGGTACCCTTCTTCACTCGAAGACGGGCATAACGGTAGTTGTGGGGCTGAGTAGTTACCTCGGACATAGAGTAGATCTTGTACTCAAGAATTGAGGCGAGCACCCCAGTAGCGGCTGGGGTGTCGTTATCAATAGTGTCGCCCCAGTCATCTGTACCTTGCCCACGGAAAATGGATACCGTGGTAGTGGCGCGTGAATACATCAGTCACTCTCCCAGGTACCCCAGGACGGATCTGTTGTCTCGTGTGCGCCCCCGTCGACAGAACCGCTGGAGTAAGTACCGCCGTACATAATCCGGCGGAGACTGCGGGCAGACTGACGTTTGCTGCGCTTGACCTTGATACTGCGGTTACGCTTCCAGGAGAGGCGTGCAATAGACCTGCGGGCAAACGGCGCCAGGAGGAAAGCGTTCTCATGCCCTGTGACAAACTGGAGACCGTCCTGAAGCATCGTACTCACATCTACGTGAGTAAAGAGATCCGGGTGTTCGGTGATCCAGGCTGCCTGATAGGCCACAGCCATTTTGAGAAAGCGAAGATTCTTAGAACTGATGAGACCGGCATCAGAAGCTTCGATTGTAGTATCCGAGAAGATCTCTACAATTGCTTGTGCCTGCTCGATCTCTGCATCAGTTACGGTGATACCCGTGTAAGTAAATGTCTCTGCTGCGGTTGCCCAGGCCATGAGTCACCGCCTTTCTGAAGAAATGGAGAACCCTCCCGCCGAATGTGAGGGCGGCATCGGCGGGAGGGTAGTTTTAAGGTGTTTAAGAGTACGTTGTCAAACCTACAAAAGTATGAGCTTCGGTAAACTCTAGAACGGCATCTAATGCATCATTTGCTGTAGCATAGCCACCTTCTAAGTACGTCCCGTTGAAAGTGACATAATACGTAGAGTTAACCTTCTGAAAACCCATACCGAATCCCGTATCAAGATCTACTACGAAAAGAGCATCGGTTAAACCTGAATAACCACCTGGTGTAAAGGTTTTAACCCATCGCGCCATGATCTATACCTCTGTTAGATATTGGTGTAGAGGCCTTTAACAAGGCCTCTACACATTGGATATTAGACGCGCTCTAGAACGCTGAACCCGGCAATACGACCGATCTGGAATCCACGACGGGTACGGAACTTAACCGCAGTGTCGTCAATGGTGTCATGCGCACGAGAAGTGTCGAGGCGAGACTCAGGTCCAGAACGTACACCCAACTTCATAAGCGTACGATCACCTACGAATACCAGGAGTGCATTTCCACCTGGAGTAGAACTCATAGTTGGGCTAGTCTTAGCGCCACGGCTCCAGAAGATATCTACACCAAAGAGCTGGTCTGGCTGACCCGCGTCGCTACCCTGTCCCTGAACGAAGACAGGAGTACCGTTATTGTCCTTTACCCGACGCAGAACGTCACGGAAAGCTGGGTTAGCAATGATAAGAGCCTGGTTGGCGTCCCAGTAGTCTCCAGTCTCAACCTTCTGGAGTGCAGAAGACAGAGCATCGTAGTACGTGGATGCCGCAGAGGCTGCACTACTCATGTTTGTGTAGTTAGTGTCAGCTACATAGCCAGATTCAGATCCAGCGCCGTTGTTACGTACCGCACGGTAGATAGAAGTGAACGGAACCTTAGCAGCTACAGTTCCAGAGTCTTCAGCGGCAGTTACACCGATGCAGGCATTGTCGAAGCTAGTGGAGTAAGAGATCGCATAGTCAAGAGCACGCTGCGCGATGGTATCAACGATCATCTCAGTGTCAGACAGGTCGTCCTCGTCGAGGACAGACTGACCCATGAAACGACGAGCGGTCAGGACTACGTAGTCAAGAGAGCTGTCGTCACGAGTGTACTGACTACCAGAAGTTACGGTGTAGCCAGACTGACGCAGGATGCGCTTAGTAGAGGTGGCCATGCTGTGACGCTGAGCAGTCGCTTCGATAGCGCTGGACGCCATAACACGGGAGATAACTTCGGAGTCCCACTCAATAGGGATCCAGTTATCCAGGTAGGTTAATCCGCCGTTGTCCTGAATAGCCATTAGCCTGGTCCTTTCTGAAGGTTAGTGAATTAGGTTGCCTGACTCGGCATAACTTGGGTTAGAACCCGTCACCCACCCTGAAGAATCTGATTCCTCATGCGGGTCTTCCAGTCCAAATCCTCTTCCGAGGCAGGAGCCTGCTTCTTACCTCCACCGGCTACACCGGTATCGGCAACCTCCTTGGCTGCTTCACGCATGCGAGCACGCTTGAAGAATTCAGGGAAGTCCTTCTTCAACTCAGCGACCTGGGAATCGAGTGCGTCGACATCTACGCCGTCAGCATCGACTTCGACAGAATCAAGGTCGAGAAGCTTGATCATGCGGGCGAGGTTCTTACCATTCCAACCCGCAGTTTCTAGTGCTGCTGGCACCTCAGAGATAAGGGAATAAGCAGCCTTACGTCCAGTACCTTCAGCCTTCTGCGTTTCACGCTCAAGCTGACGCTGGAAGCTCTTCTCCAGCTTTTCACGATCGAAAGCTGGCTTATTATCGGTGTTGCTATCAGCAACGGTGGTTTCAGTAGTGTCGTCGTCCAACTGGACGGCTGGCTTCTGAATAGGCTGACCCGTCTTGGGGTCGAAACCGTTGTCACGGAGGAAACGCTTACGCGCAGCGGATTCGCTGTCGGCCTTACGCTTGTCGGCCTGGAGCTTCAGCCAGTCTTCCTTGGTAGGTGGAACCCACGCGTCATCTGGATGTACACCAGAATCGTCGTCGTCATCACCTGCGTCAGAATCGTCGTCATCCGAATCATCATCGGTAACGGCAAGATCGGCTGCGCCACCAGCTACATTGTAAATGGGCTTTCCATTTGTGCGGTAGCCAACTACAATGCCAGGGCGTGTGGTAAGAGGAGATTCCTCGAATGTGATTGTTTCGTTGCTGATCATATCCCGATCATCCTTTTCTGAGATGCCTACTTCTGAGGCTTACTGGTTGGCTTGGCAGCCTGGTTGTGTTCTGCATAGCGAACATCTGGGGTGGGCTTATCTTCGTGCTTCATAGCATTGGTGAGACGCTCCATCTCAATCTGCTGAGCGATAGCGTCTTCAGCGTCCTTTTCACGCTGCTTCTTCCACTGCATAACCACGGCTGGTCGATAACCAGCTTCGATAAGCGCTACTTCAACTGGAACTCCAGCGGCAATCTTTTCGTTTACCGCCTGCCACTCCACATAAGAACTGACGTTCTCAAGAGGTTCCCACTCGACGTTGATACGCTCAACGTCCTGGCCCATCATGGTGAGAGCCAAAGTGGTGAACTTCTTTACCTCAGAGCCGTAACCGGTCTGACGGAAGCCCGCCTTCTTGTTAAGCATTTCATTGACCTGACGGATGTTCTCCCCACTTGGAGGACGCTCGCCGGTACGGTCGAAGTAGTGGAATGGTGTGTCTGTGGCCTGAGCCAGAGCCTTTACATAACGGTCGAAAGGCTTAAGGAAAGCATCAGAGTCGGCCGCAGAGAACTGACCAACTTCCTTCATGCCGCTCAACTGCCATACGACAGCCGGATCGGCTTCAAGCTGAGACTCGTTATCGTCATCGTCTGGATCATTGTCCGCGTCTTCTGGCGCAAACGGATCAGAATCTGCACCCTGGAATCCACTTTGATCTGCCATAGGGTCCAGCAGCGCATAACGCTGGGGAAAGCTCTGGTAGTCAATAGTGGCCAGGTGGGACGTCACCAGCTTGTTGATGGCTAGCTGAGGTCCATAAGCGTTGATGTGGTCCGGACGACCGTATGTACGGTCCGTACGGAAGTGGAAAATAGGTACCTCACCGAACGGGTTGACGAGTACCGCAGGATTACCATCCTGAGTGAAGTACTCCCACTTCTGCTGAGAGTTCTTCCTTTTGGAAGGCTTGCCTACGTGATACCAACGCTCAATACGATCCGCGTAGTAAAGGTTGACACGCACGTACTTGTTTGTACCTTCACCCTCTTCCCAAGACCGGATAGCATAAGTCTTCTTCTTAGGGTTTTCGGTGTCGTAGAACACGCGCGTGGTAAAAGGATCCAGCGGGAGAATGTCAACAGCCACAATGGACTTACGGCTGACTGGAATCACGCCAATTTCGTCATCTTCAACAATGGTGTCACCCATTTCGAGTTGCTTAGCAGACTCGTAGGGATCGAACCCTGGAGTTACGGAATCATCGTGCTCTTCACCGACAACAGGCCATACCATGATGTAACCGTCACCGTATTTACCGGTATTACGGAACACATTAGGTAATTCCTGATCCAGCTCGTTATAGTCCCAGAGATCTTCGATCAGAGAGTTAACTGTCTCATTCTGGGTTACATCTCCAGCTTCATTACCCTCTTCGTCAGCGTTTACCGAATGAAGAGTGAGCTTGTTGGAGACTGCATCCACAGGAATGTGAGCAAAGTTGAAGGACTCGATGCTATCGAGTCCGAACTTCGAAAGTAATCGGGTAACCTTTGGAGAACTGTAGACTTCGTCCACAGTACCCTCGTAAAAGGCTGCTGCACGCTCATACGCCGGACGAGCAGCGACAAGCTCCCAGTATCCACAACGAAGATCTTCCAACGTCTGATTATTGATGGCAGTGGTCATTCGTTGCCTCCTTACCTAGGCTGTCGGTACTTGATTCCGGCCTTTGGCCGCTTTTCAGGTCGCTGATACATCAAGACGGCATTACCAACTGCATCGATAAGGTCGTCATTTGCACCCTTCGGGAAGTTAATCATCTGCTCTTCGAGCGGAGGGAATACCTTCTCGTGGATTACACGTGATGGGTGCATCTGGTAGAGGTTAAGGAGTCGCCCAGCTCGGCTTTCCTTCTTCTCCTTGTTGTGCACTGTGTAAATCTTCACGGGCATGCCATGCAATGTCTCTAACCACTTGTCTCCACCCTGATTTGTTTCTACCAGAATGGCTCGGACCTCAGGATTCGACTCCAAAAGGCTCAAAACCAGATTTCGCAAGTTGTTTCCATGCATTTTTACGGCACGGACGTATTTTACGACACAACAAGGTGGCTGTAATCCGGAACTGTCCCTATGACGTGGCCTGAAGCCCACAATTGCGATTCCAGTGTAGTCAGAATCCTTCTTGGCAGTTACCGCACCATCAATTGACAGAATGGTGGACGTGCAAAGGTCCAACTCACCATAAGTGAAGTCGTCCATAGTCCAGTATTCCGAATCAACCGCCATTGGGTTGTTCAGGAAGTTCTTCTGGTACGAACGAGTGTGCTCAATCTTCTCCAGCTCAGTCAAAGACCACTTGGCAGGCCAGAAAGAGCGCCTGGTGCCGTCTTCATTCTCTTCAATGGGCAACTGGTGGTGCACACGGAAGTTCTGAGTCTCAATCCACTCGAACTGGTTCTCTTCATCGACCCAATTAGCCGCATACTTGACCAACTGGTGCGTAACAGAACCCGGCATGGTCACTGTTCCGGACAAAACCACTCGTGCGCGCTCGTTAAGAGGCATGATGGCGTCCTGAATGGTGATTAGACGCTGTTCCATCTGGTAGAGCGAGTAATTTGCCTCGTCTGGCTCAATGTCGTCGAGTAAAAGGGTGTCTGGACGCTTCGCACCGACCTTCATACCGAGAGAAGACGCGTCAATACCCTTGGCCATGAAGATGAAGCCGTTCTGACAGAGCCTCATACCCTTGGAGTCACCCTCAACAGAGCCGCGTTGGCGCTTTTTGGCAGCACAAAGCTCGGGGAAGTCCTCTCGAAGGAGTGGATTTTCCTCTAACTCACGCTTGAACGACATGAGGTGCAGTTCGGCCTGCGGTCCGGAGTCGGCAAAGGCCGCCAAGAAGGTGGAATAGCCGTATGCAGCCCACCAGAGTGGCAAAATGAGGAACCAGAAGGTGCTCTTACCGCTCGCACGTGGCGCTAAGTAAGCATCTCGGTACTCTCGGAAGCCGGGGGCCGGGTCCATCCACTTCTTTGCATGGTCGAACCACTTAAAATGATGCTCTCCGAAGGTGATTTCACCCTCGTCATCCTTCAGATGGTGCGAAAGATAGACGAGGGCGAACATCAGGGGGTCTGTTTCACACAGAGCACGCCTTCCCTCGGAAGTTTCAAGCAGCCGAGGATCTACCTCAGCTAATCGAGCCTTCCAATCGGGTAACACGGCTACTCCTTAGCAGTCCAGGGTGTTGATAGCTGTCTCGAACTTAGTACGATGGCGGTTGGCCAAGGCGCTCGATGTCAGCTCGCTCTTCTTCACTAAATCGGCATGGAACTTCTCGTGGATCTCAGTAGCTTCTGGATCTACCAGGCATCCACAGTCTTCGCAGGTCAGCACGTCAGTTGTCCTCACAGTAGTAGTCTGTTGCTCCACACTCGGAGCACTCCAGTCGACACATGCCGTCACCGCACTTACACTCGTCCCCTGTAAGGTCCCAAGCATGGGGTTCGCCCTCTAAGCAGTAGTCATCAGCAGTCACTTGATTAGTCCTCTTAGTGTTGGTACGCTGGTGCCATGGACGTAGGCGACCGCGTAGTGTATACGGCTAATCACGAAATCGACCTGAATCGAGACACTGGATCCATCCTGAGTTTCAAGTCCAGCGCGTGCACTCCAGAGATGGTTGATGTACATTTCGATGACGGTGAGGTATGGACCGTAGATCGAGACGATCTCAAGCCATTAGTGGATAAGCATCCCCGACAGGCGACTTTGTTTTCCTAATTCTACCAGCGAGAGTGAGGCCTGACGTGAGCGTCGAAATTTCCGAGAGCGACTGGGCTGAAATTATCAGCTACTTGGATGTGCCTAAGGAATACCAGGACATCATCATGGATTGGACAGATGGAGACGAGGAAGCCTCCTTCTGTGGAGTTATTCGAGACTCTCGCTTCAATACCTTCTACTCGTTCTCTGCGTGGCACGACTACACAGGTTGGGACTGTCGAAGCGGTGTCTCGTGGTTCGGTCCTTACGCCACCGTGAAGGAGGTCGTAAACTATCTGACCCAAGAGAACCGACGTGCTCTGGGTCTCGAAGACAGTGTTACTTTTGAGGGTCTGTTCCGTGACGAAGCCTGAACACGAACTCCTCGCAGGTGATCTACACCTCAAGCGAATAGTCGGCGGTTTGGACTATTGCCAATGCTGGGGGCCGTGTTGTTTTAACCCCCAAACCCTCGACTGCCTTTGTGCGGACGGATGCGATTGCAAGACGAAGAGCAGCCAAGTGAGCACAGTTCGTTTGCCTCAGGTGGACTCCTCCCCGGTGGTGACGGCTCCGACACTATCCTCGCCCATATCGGTAGTCCCGAACGTGTCCTCACCCCAGAGGAAATGCGAACACTGTTCTGGTCCGGTTATTCGGAATGGGACCCGTGGGCGCTACCCGAAACTGTGCACGACCTGCAAGAGTCAGAAATGACTACCCTTGCACATGTACGTGCAGGGTTCGGTTATGCCAATAAGTCGACACGTAATCGAGAGTATCGATTGAGTGTAGCTATCCAACGGGATAATCGACTCAACACTGAGGAGCAAGATGAGTACAATCGAACAAGGGCCCTTCTGGAATTTGGGCCCTCCTTCTACCGTAGGGCGCACCCGTGACTTTCCTCGTAGTAAGCCTGTGGATATGGATCCAGCAGAAAAAGGACGAACGAAGGGCGAAGAAATGGTGCAGGATGAACGGCGTGTCTCAGTAAGCTTCACGGAAGTAGAACTCTTCCAGTTGTCGGAATTCTTCAACAACGACGCAGAG